ATTGAACGCATCAACAACATTGACTATGTGACCAATGATCAATTCCAGCAGGGCCTACAGCAGGCTGCTGCGCAGGGTGCTCAACGTGGTGAGCAGAATACGCTGAAGCGTCTACAAATGAGCGGTAGCACTCGTCGGAGGCTTGGAATGTGACGGCATTAGCGTTTGGCCATGTGCTTCGGATTAAGCCGTACAGCACAGTTGACTTTCGATTCCAAAACTTCTTTTTGGGCAAACAAATGGAGTACGACGGTGCAAGCTACCAGTTTGTGCCGTTTGGTTTTTCTGGTGTCACCGTCAATAGAACTGGTGATGGCTTAGAGGCCTCGCTTGTCTTCCCAAACAACGATGCCACTCGTGCGTGGGCTGTTTCTGCCATTGACGACCGTTGGCACATGGAAGTTGAGATGTTGATTTTGCCTGATCCTGACCCTGACACTGGTTTATCTACAGCAACGACAAGCAACCGTGTCAACGAGTATGTGGCGCAAGTCACCAGTGGTCAGTGGGACAGCGTTTCTTTGAACATCAACCTCAGCACTGTGCTGGATGCTGTTGGCACGGACATCCCACGGCGCACTTTGACGCAAAAGCTTGTGGGCAACTTGCCGATTACAAGTGCGGTACGACTGCAGTGATCTGATCGGTAGGCCGTATCAGTTAGGTGCGGACGGCAGTGGCGCAGAGATTGACTGCATTCACCTTTGCTATGAAGTGCTGCAGCGTATGGGCATTGAAGCCCCTGCGTTCAAGCAGTCTTGGTATGAGGCAGGTCGAATAGAAGTGTGCAGAGACCTTCTGCAGTGGGGTTTTCGCGTAAAAAGAGCTGAGTATGATGGGGACATCTTGCTGCTTCCGCAGCATTCCTGGGCATTTGCGGTCACATGGCGGAACGGGGTTCTCTACATCAATCCGCAAACCAAAAGGGTGCAATGGTCTTTGGTCCGAGTCTTTACGACGTACCACTGCTTCCGTTCGAGAAGCAGCTTATTGAAACCGTAAACATTACCGAGGAAGAGTATCGGTATTTTGTTTCAGAAGCTATTCGCAAGGGCAAGACTCGACCTGCGGGATATGAGTTAATACCTGATATACAGGCAGAGTCAACGACAACAATTATTCTTGTCAACCTTGCAATCAGCTTGGTGCTAACTGGTGTCAGCATGTTGCTGATGCCAAAGCCTAAAAAGCCGCAAGCGCAGCGACAGCTTGAATTAGAAGACATTACTGAAGGCAGGCGTTTCGTTGCTTCAAGCGGCTTCGACACGCTTGCTGAGCTGGCTGACTACAACGCACCAATCCCCATCGTTTTTGGCCTGTATGACCAAAACGTAGGCGGAATGCTGGTCACGCCAAAGCTGGTGTGGTCACGCATGTTCAGCCTTGGAACGCAACAAGCAGCCAAGTTGATGTTTGTTGTAGGCGAGCAAGGGCGTGCTGATGGAGCGGCACTTGACGGGATTGCGTTACCTGATTTGACAGGCATTTTCTTGGGCAACAATGCTCTTGATGTGATGTTTGCAGATACGTTTGCTTTCTACTGGAAACGCAACACCACAGCGTCTGGTCAGCACAGAATTCGCGCTGGCAATAAAGCGTATGGCACAAGTGGTACCCCAGGCGCTGGAGACCCTACCCCTGAAACTGATGTTTTCTTGTGCCCAACAACTGTTGATAGTGACGAAGGTTTTTGCCATGCCTACAGCCCTGCGAACAACGTTGAGTTTGGGGCGTATGCAGCGATTGCAAATGGCACAAATTACAGGTTGAACTTCACGCCCGTTTCAATTCCACGAGGAACGAGCAATTCAGGTGAAATCAATCCCACAATTCAAAGAATCAAAATTGCTGGTGATGGTGATCGTAAGCGCTTGATTGGCGGCAGTGTTGACGATGCCAATAAAGAGGGAAGGTATCTACGCACAGCGCGTGACATGAGAATGGGGACTTTCTTTAGTGATGGCAATGAAGACCTTGAAAACGCACGTCGAAATGCCGGCATTGTTGATCAACAGTTAAACGGACGAAACTACAGCCCACGCATGGGCATTGTGTCGCTAAACGGCACTGGTATCACGAATGACGATTTAAGAAAAGAAGAAACTGTTTCTGTTGGAGATCAAATTGAATTTTTAATTCATGACTCTCAGATTCCAAGCGATTTTTATCGTCGATCTGATGATGAAAGAGGCGTAGATGTTGATGACATCAACAATCAAGTTAAATCGATGCAACGCGCAGCGGATGACGAGCTGCAGCTTGGCGAGGTGTTTTCAATCGCTGGAACGGTATGGCAAGTCATTGCTCGCAGTGTGCCAAAGTTTGACGTTACCGATGATGGCACTGAAAACCAAACCATAACTCTTAAGTGCATTGACACTAGCGAATCAAAAGCTAAAAAAATTGGTTTGGTTCATCCGGTAAAGGTTGTTGCTCCTACTGATGGTTACATAGAAGATGGCAATGGAGTTGGCGCAGGATTTTTTCCGCTTACTAAGTACACAAAAGCAGTGGTGCGAAACAATCGGCCAGCTGACGTGACTGAAATTGGAATCAAAAGTCGGGTCTTTCAAACGTTGAATGGCCTGTCTAATTTTACTGTTTTCCCTTCTCCAGAGAGGTTGCAACAGCTTGACCAAGACAGAGTGCAGATTGCTGGTGGTGTAATCAACTCAACGATCGAGAGGACTTCTTGTTTTGCTGTATTTGTACGACGCGCAGGGGTTGATGCTAGTGGCTCTGAGTTCGAGTACGAGCGTTTAGCTCCTTTATTTGCAGTAACAGGTTCAAAGCCCGTTGATCAGTACAGCTTCATTCGATTTCAGCACCCCGTTGAGCGAGATCCGAGCGAGTATGAATTCAAGTTTGTCCCTGTTTCAGGAGCAGAGCTTCGAGAGCTAGATGACTCGACTGATGTTATTCAGTTGACAGCAGCCGCTACTGCACAGTTTTCAACTGTGACACGCCAAGTTGATACAACCAAGTATGGACGTTTTGTTATTACAGCTGCAGGCAAAGATAGAAACACTCAGCCTGCTGCAATCAAGCTTTCCAAGCTAAAGCGTAACAAAGAGTTTTCGACAAAAGCAACTGAAAGTGGCGGCACGACAAGCATTGGAACAAAACCAAGCGTTGTCACTGCCTTTGAGTCTTTACCTTCAGATACGTTGCCTGCGGAGAACAGAGCAGTCAATGGAACGGAAGACGGGGAAGATTTTCGTGTAGCCACAACAAGCTGGAACGTGCCTACAGGCGGCAAGGACGGAGCATTCTCCTACGACATCATGACTGATATTTACGGAGACTCAGGCAGGCCAGAGAACTTTGGCCAAAACGAAATTGTGGTTGAATTCAAAGAGTATTTTGGAACGGACCGTTGGATTCAGTTCCGGTATAAGTTTGAGAAGATTGATCTCCCCGACAATCACCACGCTAGAACAGCAGCTCAGAATGCAACTACAAAAGCTTGGGCGATTAGAGAGCGCAGCATTGTAAAAAGCTCAGGCAACTTCTCTGTAAACGAAGTCGTTACTGTAAAGAGAGGACAGGGTGGAACGAACGTTGAAGGTGGCGATTCTTCTGATTATCCATCGAGCAATCCATTTACTAGGAGCGGGTCTGATGTGATGACCTTCTCGGGCTTTAGATTTCGCATTACAGAGGTGCAAAGGTTTGAAGGATTTCAAGGTCGCACGCAAGGGTATTACTACGAGGTCTTTGGTCACGCTAATTCCTATGGACTTGGCGAAACGCGAACGGTAAACAGGACGATTGCTTCTGGTTCCAAAAATCTAGTTCTTGATCTGCAAGCAGAAGTTGTATCTCTTGAAGACCATTGGTCTGCTGAAACCAAGGGGTGGGCAATCAAGAAAATTGACGTTGACTCAGTGCATACAAGCACTGGGTTCAGCCTTGACGAGACTGTTGACGACCTGCCTTCACATGATGGCGAGAATCCTTTTACAAGAGGGCGGGACGTTGGACAGCGTTGGCAGGTCAAAGAACTAGCGGAGACAACTGCTCCAACACCTGTCGTTCAAACTGCAGAGCGAATTTTTGAAGGTCAGAGCCAAACGGCTGACATCAGCTTTTATCGAGACTATGTGGAGAAGTCCAACCAGAACGGACCTGAGCATCAGATCGTTTATGTCAATGAGATTTCTAGGAACGACGGAGTACCTGACTATGACCGCATGACTACAGCTGGCTTGGTGATCAAGGCAAGCCGTAATTTCAACCAGCTTGATCAGCTGCGCGTATGGCTGTCAAAAGGTATCCACGTCAAGCGACTTCACCCAGACAAGACAACCTACGAGTCCGACAGCTCCAGCGCCACTTACAACCAAGAAGATGGGCCAAGCAACCTGTTTACAGATCTTGTCCACTTCTTACTGACTGACGACGTTGCTGGAGCGGGTCATCTGTTGAAGATGACTGAAGACAACCCGAGCCTGCTTAACGTTGCTGACCTGCAGGAGACTTCTAAGTTCTTGCGTGCCAACAACCTGTTCTTCAATGGTGCCATTGCTGACCGCTCCAACATCAGAGGCTTGATTAGTCAGCTTGCGCCTAACTTCTTGTGCAACTTCCTGATTAGCAACGGCAAGTTCAGCATCAAACCTGCTGTCCCAGTCAACTCTGATGGCACCATTTCAACTGGTGCGGTGCCGATTAAACAGCTGTTTACTGACGGCAACATTCTGGAAGACACGTTCCAGCTGGAGTATTTGGCTGCAGAGGAGCGCCAGCCTTTCAAGGCAGTGGTGCGTTACCGCAAAGAGCGTCAAAACAAGCTGCCTGAAGAACGTTCAATCGAGGTTCGACTTAAGGGTCAAGAGGATTTACCGATTGAGACTTTTGACCTAACGCAGTTCTGCACTAGCAGTGAGCACGCTCAGCTGGTTGCTCGTTACTTCTTGCTGCTTCGCAAGCTGATTACGCATACGGTCAAGTTCTCAACGACCGTGCATGGCTTGGACCTTGGAGCAGGTGACTTCATTAAAGTGACCACTACATCCAGTCCGTATAGCGTTGCCAACAACGGAACGATTAGCTCTACAGGTGCAGTGACGTCTGTAAGCGACTTGGCTGATGGCCAGTACGACGTTTCGTATTACAAGTCAGCTTCTGAGCAAGAAGTTCAAGAGGGCGTGATGACGGTCGTCAATGGAACGGTGCCCGACAGCAACTTCCATAGCAGCGTCTTCACCATTTTGAAGCGGCAAGACTCGCAGAACATTTACATGGTGGAGCAGCTGACGTTCTCACAAGAAGGCACGGTAGACATTGTTGCGTCCGAGTATCGTTGTGATGATGACGAGCGAAGCC